CAGGTTGCAGTTTACCTATCCAAGAAGTTTGGTGTGCCAGAGAGCTTGATTCGTGATGAAGAACAGCGTAGACAGATAACTGCAATAATGCAGCAAGCGGCACAACAACAAGGAATGCAACTTGGCGGGGAAGGCTAATATTGGATTAGATGGAATCCAAAGGGCATCCGATCAGGATGTCCAAATCAGCAAGAACATAGCGCAGATATTCAACTCACCAACAGGTCAAGAAGTTCTGAAGTATCTACGCTCTGTTACCATTGAAATGGTCAACGGACCTAATGTAACGACAGAGGAGCTACGTCATCTTGAGGGGCAGCGATATATCGTTGGCCTTATCGAGCAGCGTATTGGTCATGCACATAGGAGTAAAGACAAATGAATGAAGAAGCAGTAGAAACAGCGGCAGCAGATGGTCGTGACTTCGTAACAGAAGCAGATGTGCAGCAAGCAGAAGCCCCTGCGCGTCCAGAATGGTTGCCAGAAAAGTTTAAGACACCAGAAGATTTAGCTAAGTCTTATACTGAATTGCAATCAAAGCTTGGGGCTAAGGATGAGGACATCCGAAATTCAATCATAGAAGAGATTCAAAAGGAAGCTTTTGCTGATCGTCCCGAGTCTGCTGGTGATTATCAAATGCCAGAAAGTATTGATGCAGATGCTGCGGTAGACAATGAACTATTACAGTGGTGGTCAGAGCACAGCTTTGAGAATGGTTTTAGCCAAGAAGAGTTTGAAAAAGGCATTGAGATGTATGCCCAAGCTGTAATGGGTAGTGAGCCTGATCTTGAAGCTGAGGCTGCAAAGCTTGGTGATAATGCAAATGCACGGATTGAAGCTGCATCTGCTTTTGCAAACAAGTTCTTTCCTGAGGAAGCTTTACCTGCAATCGAGCGTATGTGCGAAAGCCATGAAGGCATCATTGCACTAGAGGCTATTCAAGAAGCCATGAAAGATGGGAGCTTTGCCGCAGATGCACAATCATCATCAGGGGTTAGTGAGCGTGAGCTTGCGCAAATGATGAATGATCCACGTTACTATGACGCGGCTCGACGCGATCCTCATTTTGTAAAACAGGTAGATGATGGCTATAGAAAACTCTTCGGAGGTTAAGATTCTAACAAGAGGGGGGTTTTATATGACTCCCCTCTCTCCTTTTCACCTGCAAGAAATTGCGGACAATATGGCCCCCGAAAACAAAAGGGAATTAAGATTGCTTGGCTATACTGATTTGCGTGTTGCAATGAGTGAGATGTACGAGCAAGCTGAGGCATATATCGTCCGAAAGGAAGGTGGTCCTATCATCTGCGTGGGTGGTCTTTGGTTTAACGGTGATCAAGATCACCCGCAAATGTTTACGATCTTTACTGAAAACGCGATGGACAACTTTGTTATGTTGGCGCGTGGATCAAGAATGTTGGTAGACTTCTTAGCTCAAGCGCAAGATCACATGACTATGACTATTCTTGCTGATTATGAGGGAATAATTAACTGGGCAACGTGGTTAGGTTTTGAGCCAGTGGGTGTTATTGCGGTTGGCGAAAACAAGTATGTTGAATTTATTCGTTGCAATTTAGACGGAAATTGTGTTTACGATAGTGCATCACGGCCCGTGGTACACTGATTGGCCCGAAAGGATACCCAAGTTGAGGTGAGAAAAGCGGATACCCGTAGTAACCCGAAACTTCAATTAGGACTGTAAAAATGGCTAATACAATCGATCAAGCCTTTATCAAACAGTTTGAGACAGAAGTTCACATGGCGTACCAGCGTATGGGTTCCAAGCTACGGAACACAGTTCGCTCTACAAATGTGACTGGCTCAACTGCACGTTTCCAAGTTATTGGTAAAGGCACAGCTTCAACTAAATCTCGCAACGGCAACGTATCTCCAATGGAATTGGTACACACCAATGTCGAAGCAACAATGGCTGACTACTATGCAGCGGAATACATCGACAAGCTAGACGAGTTGAAAATCAACATCAACGAGCGTCAAGCTGTCGCACAATCTGCAGCAGCAGCATTGGGTCGTAAGACTGACGAGATTCTTACAACTGCAATGGATGCAGGCGCTAACTCTACTCAGATTCACGACGCATCATCTGCGCTAGAAAAAGCTGACTTGCTAACATTGTTTGAAACATTCGGCAACGAAGACATTCCAGAAGATGGACAACGCTATCTTGCAATGTCACCTGCTGGCTTTGCTGACTTGTTTGCAATCAATGAGTTTGCCTCATCTGACTTTGTTGGTCCACAAAACTTGCCATTCGCTGGCGGTATGACAATGAAAGAGTTCTTGGGCTTCAAGATTTTCTCAACGTCTGCTGTTGCTGGTGGTAAGAACTTTGCGTACCACACATCAGCGGTTGGTCTAGGTATTAACTCTGACGTACAGACAGAGCTAAACTATGTACCAGAAAAAGTCTCACACCTAGCAACATCAATGATGTCAATGGGTGCGGCTGTTATCGATGATGATGGCGTCTTTGAAGTACTAGACAACAACTAAGGAGTATAAATTATGGCTTATACTTCATCTGGTCTAAACCGTGTAGGTTCTGGTGGTGGTTATGCACTTTGGGTGTATGCTTCAACAGACAACCTAGCTGCGGTAAACACCTCAGGTTACTTTACTGGCGAATCGGTAAACATGCTGAATGCTGGTGATGTAATCATGGTTGTTGACACAAATGCTTCACCGATTGCTCTTTCGGCAACTGTTGTTGTTTCCAATGATGGTACAACTGTTGACTGTGGTAACGGTCTTGACCTGTCAACTACTGACACTGACTAATAGGGATGGGGGCTTCGGCCCCCAACTTGCTTATGCCTGATCGTGCTGATTCCGCTTTAGATATTTGCTCTCGTGCATCCCTCCTTATTGGTGGTGATGCTATTTCTGCTTTTGACGCAGGGACTGCAGAAGCCGATGTTGCTAACGCAGTTTATGAAGATATTGCAGTAACAGCATTGACGCAAACACGTTGGCGATTTGCAACAAAGCAGGCAACACTCTCAAAGAATGTAACTGATCCAACATCACGTTGGGATTCAGCACATGATCTTCCATCTGATCTTTTGATGCTTAGTGCTGTCACAGTAAACGACATGCCAATTAAGTATGACGTTTATGGAGATCAGGTTTACAGCGACTCAACATCAGATGACACTGTAGTTGCTGATTATATTTATAGAGTAAACGAAACAGACTGGCCTTCTTACTTTACGATGGCAGTACAGTTTCAGGTAGCGAGTGTACTAGCACTATCTGTTGCGCGTGATGCAACATTGGCAGGTGCTATGGAGGCGCAAGGTGAGCGTCAAATGGTTAAGGCGCGGCGTTTGGATTCTCAACAGCAAACAACCCGCAAGCTAAACACATCGAGGTTTATTGCACAAAGGCGTAGCTAATGCAGAAAGTTAGAGTACCGATTAACAGCTTTCAGTATGGCGAGGTCAGTGATTCACTCATTATGAGAACGGATACGCCTATCTATGCGCAGTCTGCACAGCGTTTAGAAAATCTGGTGGTTATGGGCGAAGGCTCAGTTAAGAAGCGTTACGGCCTAAAGCATATCTACGACTATAGTATTACTTACGATGCTGATAATCCCGCACAGTCGCATCTGTTTAAGTTTATCTTTGACGACAATGAGCAGTACATTATTTCTGTTGAGCATCAGAAGGTAAGATGTTTTCAGCTAGAAACTGATGGCACAATTACACTTGTTGAGACTATCACTCAGGACGTTGATACTAACACACTGCCATTTAACAAAGCTTACTTGCAGCAATATACCTATGCTCAGTATGGCGATGTTATGTTTATCAGCCACCCATTGTTTGCACCAAGAACATTGGTGCGTACTGGCTTAACGAGCTTTGAGATTGATACATTTGCTTTTGACTTCCGTGCGGATGAAAATGTTACTTATCAACCATATACAAAGTATCAAGCAAGCGATGTTACTCTTGATCCAAGCGGCACAAGTGGAAGCATTACTCTAACAACAAGTGCTGATTACTGGGATACAACAGGGACGCAGACTGGTGGTGATTATTTAGATTCACTGCATGTTGGTGTTACGGTTCGTTATGGCGAAGCTGAAATAGATATTACTAGCGTTCAATCTGCAACCCAAGCAACAGGAACAGTTGTAGATGAAGTTAAGCGTAGGTTAGAAATTTTAAATCCTTTACGCACTACAGATGGTAGTAATGTTGTTCAAGTTACTATGCTCAATCATGGTTTTGCTGGTGGTGAAGCTATTACCATTGAAGATGCTGCGCCAACAGGTGGCATTAACAGCGGAAATATTAATGGCTCTCGTACTGTCCTTGAGATTATTGACGAGAATACATTTACTTACACTGCGGGTGGGAGTGCAAATGATAGTGAAGATGGCGGTGGTTATGTCAGTATTGTTTCTCATGCGCCAACATTAGACTGGGATGAGCAGTCTTGGTCTGCCAAGCGAGGTTATCCTGCAGCCGTTACCTTCCATGAAAACCGTTTATGCTTTGGTGGTACGCTTGCCGAACCTGATGCAATCTGGATGTCTAAGATTGGTGAATACTTTAACTTTGATGTAGGTGAAGCAGCCGATACGGATTCTATTAACCTGATTGCGGCAACAGGTGATGTGAATGAAATTCGATACATGGTGTCTAACCGCGACTTGCAGGTGTTTACTGCGTCTGGTGAGTTATATGTACCAACGTATTTGAACCAAGCAATTACACCTACGAATGCACAAATCAGAAAGCAAACGCCTTATGGTTCTGAGTTTGTGCAACCAGTTTCTATTGATGGTGCAACAATCTTTGCACAAAAAGATGGCAAGGTTGTGCGTGAGTATATCTACACTGATGGTGAAGATGCCTACACTTCATCTGCAATATCTACTCTTGCATCACATTTGATTGATGACCCTAAGTGTTTGACGGTTGCTCACAGTGGGTTTGGTCTTCCTGATAGCTATGCTGCTTTGACGCTAGGTAATGGTGACATGGCACTGTTTAGCTCTAACCGTGCTGAACGCCGTGCGTCTTGGACACGAGTTACCACGGATGGCAACTTCTGTTCTGTTGTTGCAGTTCACGATCGTTTGTTTGCTAACATTTGGTACGATGATGAATTGCATTTATGTGAGTTTGACACTGAAGTTGGCTTAGACCAATGGGAATCTATTTCTACACCTGATGTATTTTACATAGAGTCTTATGAAATTAGTGAAGTAGATGGAAGTTCAACTGGAACTTACACACTATATACAGACAGGGACCACGGTAAGATTGTAGGTGATTCAGTTACGCTTACTGGATTTACGCAAGATTTTAGCTCTCATCCTATCTTATCTTTATTTGTTACAGATGAGATTACCGATCTAAATAATCAAACCTTTACGCTAACTGCTGTTACAGCACAAAGCATGACATTTACACGCAATCTTGGCACTCCGTCTGGTGTAACCCTTGATATTGAAGTTTACTCTGATGCAACAACGCGCCGTTATGCATATGAAGGTTCTGATAATGAAGTAACACTATCTGCATTGCCAACTGGCAAAACGGTTAATG